CGGGCGTTATTGGCTTATAGTTCTTAACCTGATCGCTCGCCTTGGTAACCGCACCCTGCACGCTGGCAAGGTCTGACTTTAGCTGGTCGATGGACACTTTGGCAGACGTACGGCGAGGATCGCCTGACGGCAAACCAGCCAGCAATTCTTCCGAAGCCGCAAGCCGGCTTTGAATGCCCGCGATCTGGGCGGTTCCGTCTTCTACAATGCGGTTCAGGCGACCGAGCCGGGTGGAGTTGTAATCGTCCAGAATCTGCTGGTCAGAAACTTGGAAGTTTAGGCGGGTTCCAAGATCGGATGCCCCGTAGTTTCTTTCTCCGCCAAGCGCTGAGACGGCCTGATTAAATGCATCCATATTTGACCTTGATCTCACTCCTCCGGTAAGTCCGGCAATCTGTTCGGCAAGTGTGTTGAAGGTTTGATTTTGAGAAAGTTGTTCATTGTATTTTGATGCAAATTTTTTAAGCTCCTCGTCCGCATAAGCACGGGCCGATTCCGCCGCCTTTGCGGCATCATCAGCCTTCTTATTGGCCGCAGAGATGGATGCATTAACACCTCGAAGCGATCTATCTATTTGCCTTTGTGTCCTGCTGCTCAATTAAATCTCGCCCTTCTTGTATTTTTCCGTGGTAATCTTCTTGGCCGCCTCGTTCCTCGCGATCACATCTTCAATATTAGTGCTAAACGCTGGCGCCCCGATGGCAGGAGTAATTCCCGGGGTGTAGCTCGCAGCGGGAACCCCGCCACCACCCATCATAACCTGCGGCTCGACGCTTCCGTACGGAGTAGATCCATAGAGACGCTCGAACTGGCGGGTGTACTGCTCGCCAAGCGCACGGTTCAATGCAAAAGCCTGCGGGCTGTACTCGTACTGCCGGCGAAGCGATTCAAGCGTGCGCTGCGGTCCGTACTGGCGCTCGATCTGTAGACCAGCCTGTACCTGAGCCAACTGGTCGGCTGCCTGCAATTGACGCTCTAACTGGCGCTGTTCTGGCTGGTACTTGATCCGAAGCGCATTCTCCAAGGCAGCGATGTCCGGCGCCTTTTCAATATAGGTTTCAAGCGAGGAACGATAAAATAGCGCATTAGCCTGCGCCGACTTCATGGGGTCGGGAGGGGGAGGAGGCGCCGGGATGGATGGTCCGCCGCCCATTAGCTTAGTGCCTTTCGCATAAAATTGTAGTAGTCGTACTCCTTGTAAATACCGTTGCGCTTAAAGGTGATCCTCCTGCGCGGACCGAATCTATCCCAAAGTATACTCAGCAGGCATTTGAGAGCCTTGCGGCTCAAGGGGTTAGTTTTACCATCAATTGAGGTCACGGTCAAGTCAACGAATACACTCTCTCCGGCTTCGTCATGTTCATAAGGATCAGGGGCTTCCACTCCCCTAGCGCACCTAGCTACTGCCACGCCTGCCACCTCGTCACCATCCTTAACCACACCAACCAATCCGCGCTCAGAATGCCAGTCAAACCATTCCCTAAAGTTGGGCCACATGGACTCAGGCACGCCGGAAGCCTCGATAAACTCTACCGCCGTCATGAGATGTTCTTTTGAACCTCAATGGTGTCTGGGTTGGCCGCAGCCGTGATTTGGCGTATAGCCATCTTGTTCGCCGCCGATTGGATCTTGATATTGAGCAAGCGCCATTTCTGGTACGCCCGAAGATCGCTGGCAAGCCTTTTCTTGACCGAGGATGGCAACTGAGCCGGGAGAACAAAGGGAAGGGTAAGGGCGGCACTGGAGATGTTGAGGTTTGGCTGAACGTCAATATCGCCAACGTCAATATCCCGCTGGATGGAGATGGTCGTATCGGTCGAGAATGAGTCGTCAAATACAATCTCAAAGTGGCTGCCATGCTTCTCGGCAAAAGGATCGCCAAAGTCCATGTCGGCGGTGCGGACATAGGATTCGTAGTCAACTCCGGCATCTTGGTAGTCGGCAATTGTGACCTGTGCCGGGGTCTTGTATCCGCTATACTTTTGTATCTGTCCCGTGGTGGACTTCTTCATCAGCCGAAGCCCCTCGTCTTGGAAATTGGTCAAAGCAAACTGCATGACATTCGGAGTCCAAGTCCCCTCAAATGCGCCCAAGACCGTGTTGTACACAATGATGGTGTCGTTAAAATCGTTTGATGCTGTCGGCACGGCAAGGAAGTAGCGGTTGTCGTAAAAGGCCGCCGTGCAGATCCCGATCTCGGCCACGTTGATTTCCTGAATGACATCCTTAACGACCTCGGACAATGGCAGACCCACCGAGGTAAAGTCGTCCGCCGCAGACCTAACCAGCGAGCGGATGCCGTCATCGGAAAGGAAGAAGATGTCGGAATTGACCTGTACGGCGGAACCTTCCGCCACGCAGCCGGTGTTATTGGAGATAAGCTGGATCACCCAATCCGCCGCGCTGGTCATGTCGGGGGGAATCGTAACTTGGAATATGCGCCGTTTCTTGAAGACGATGATGCGGTTCTCGTAATATGGAACGATGGCGGTGATCTCATCTCCGTCATCGGCGTTGATAATTGCGCTATTCGCCGCGTCCCAAATAGAGGCATCCAGAATGTCGGAAGCGTAAAGCGTGTTGCGGTTCCCGGCTGATCCAACGCCAAAGAGGCGGTTGCCGGTGTTGATTAAAAGCCTGAGATTGAGCGGAGGCGGACTAACCGTGGCGGTTGCGGTAGCACCGGAGCCATTGCCAATAATGGTTACGGCCGGTGCGCCGGAATAGCCAGAACCGCCATCCACAACGGTTACTCCGGTTACGGCTCCACCGGCCACTTGCGTAATCAGGGTTGGAAGCGTGCCACCCCAATCCGGCCCGGTAACGATGGCCGTTGCGCTGGTGTAGCCTGTTCCGCCTGTCGAGATGGTGATCGCCCTAACCTTGCCGCCCTGCCTTGTGGCAACGTCACCGTCGAAGTAATGCAATGGACCGTCCGCATCGGCCAGATACATTTTGTCATTGAACTGAGCCATGCTGACCTTGACATCAAAGTTTGTGGAAAATCCATCAGCCCACTGCTGGTTCTCGTTATTCCAAATGCGAGTTGCTCCGGTGAACGAATCCCAGATTTCATCCGGCGGGTGCAGGGTTGCGCTGCCGTTGGAGTTGATGCTGTAAAGCCTGCCTTGCGTTACGGTGACAAGGTTCTCGTATTGCGCCGTATCAAAATACCGCATCCCGCCAATCGACCCCTCTTGGCTGGTCGCCGTGGTGTTGAAGTTGACCAACCCACGCCGGGTCTCAAGGCTCCCCTTGGGCGACAGGGTCATATTGACCAACTGCTGAACTTGGTTCTCAGCCAAGAGGTCTGATTGCAGACCGCTGGCCTGACCGCCCGCAAAACTGCGGATGCCGTCAAACGCCAATAGGTCGTCGAGGTTGTCCGAGTAGTAGGGCATTAGGACGCTGTGATTTCTTCGGTGGTAAGGTCGCCCAAGCTAGATGGCGTGATCTGCTTGATCCCACCAACCTGACTCAGTTCGTAGTTAGCCATCGCCGCAAGGTCGGCATTGGCGGTCTGAACGACCGACTGCGCCTTGGCGTATTGCCGCTCACGCTCGAGCGCGTCCGCATGGGTTAGAGAAAGAACGACCTGATGGACGTGCGGAAGGCGAAGCTCGTCATCCAACGCTTGCGTGGTCGGAGGGAAGTCCACAATGATGTTGGTGCGGGTTAGGCATTTCAGCTTCTCAACCACCCGCAGGCTTACGGTTCCAGTATCCGCCAATCGCGGATACAGATCAAGCTGTGCAACTCCGCTCGTATTGCGGCCAGTAAAGTGATACAGCACCGGAGTACCCGTGCGGGTGTCTTCGAGCAGATCAGCGTCTTGGCTGATGATGGTGGCAAGGTCGATGGGTTCAACTTCGGATTGGTCATAGGATACGGAGAGCGGTGTCTCCACGTTGGTTCCAAGCGTGATGGTGCGGTTGGTTCCGACAGAATAGGTGGAACTTGTGACGGTCTCACGCCAAGGGGCAAAGTTCCAGACCCGGCGGTAAGCCAAGCTTGCGGCTTTCTGGAGGAAGGTCAGCGTTTCGGAGTCGGTCTTGCCGACCTTCTCACCGGCGTATTGGGCTATTTCAGACAGGGTCATTTACTGGCTCCTCGGGTTGCTGGATCGGTTCGGTGTTGAAACGCTCGTACACCTCGCCATCCACCTCCTCAGTATACGCGCCCGTGACCCTTTCGCCAGCGGGTACGCTCGCCGGGTGGTATGGCCTCACCCCAATCTGGGCAAGCTGTTCCTTGCTCCAGCACCAGAAGATGCTGGCCGGATGGTTGACATCCTCAATGCGGATGCCTTGGGGTTGGCGAATGATGTTATTGGTTGATGTAATCCACATATAGTCTCCTATCTTGCTCTGGCGTATTTGAAGGGGGCTTCGGCGAAGGCGGCGAAGATGAATGTAGATCCAGATGCGTTTGTTGAACCATCGGCAGACCTCATCTTGAATCCGCTAGACAAAATATCTATTCCGTTATCAGATGTCTGGGCATCGCTTGTGTTTGGCCTAAGCCTTGAGGCGGATAGATTTGACGTATTTCTTGCTGAATCATGTTGAATCCACCCAACGTCAACTTGATTTGTTGTCTTGATTAAGACCCACCTCGGCCTAAACCCGCACCACACAAACGGCCCGTCACTCGACCCGTTGCCTGTGTAGCTTCCGAACTTGGAGTAGCCTTCGATTTCTGAAAACAGGTAAGAGATATATGTGTCGTTATTTGCATTAACCGCTGCATTTGTTCCAACCGAGAACACGCTGGATGTTGGGCTGCTGGAGTTCCAATAGTCTGCACCGGTTGCAGTTGCGGAAGTTGAGTTAAGTCCTAGATATGTTGTGTTCGCAATGGACGTATGCCAAACCGGCCAACCCTGATCCGCCCCTGCCGTTGTGCGAGCCTTCAAAATAATCATCTTCGGCGCAACGCCGAGGTTGTGAGCAATCGTGCGGTTAGCTCCGTTGCCTGTGTAGCTCACAATATCCATACCAGCCTGAACCGATTCATCCCATCCCCATGCCACATATTGCGTCCCGCTGGTATTGACTAGTGTGCTGGTTCCGATGGTAAAGCCGTTAGCATCGAATGAAGTAAGACCGCTTGAGCTTGTGACTTGATCCCCGGTTGTGTCGCTGGAAAGCTGTGACTGCGCTCCTCTGGTCGTATCGTAAATGGCGTGGCTTGTCGTCGTCCCGCGATTCTTAATCCACACCAGATCCGGGCTGAATCCAAGGCTGGAGATGGCATTGGATGCGCCGGTTCCGGTGTAGGCCAAGGCATCCATATACCTGCTCGGCTTCTGGATTGTCGGCTGGGGTAGGTTCTGGGTGCAGAGAGCCTTGAAGCCGGAGGGGGCGGCGTAGGCGAAGGGGCGTTGACCGAAGTTGCAGTTAACAACACCCTCACCCTGAATAAATGAAGTCCATTGAGATCCGGCAATGTCTGTAAATGCAGTTCCTTGTGAAGATCCGTTTTTGTAAAAAATAAGCGTCCCTGCGTCAATGTCAGCAGCAAGTCCAATTACATCATTTGCTGTATACGAAGAACCATATGATGTTGAGGTTGCACCAGAGGCTTTGTTACCACTTGCACTATATGATCTATATGGTGCGTCATTTACGGTTCCAATTCTAAATTGCGTTGAAGCAATTCCAGCCGTAAATCCAGCTGCTCCAACGCTAACAATATTATACTCCCAATAATACTTTCCAGATCCAGCAAATATTGTTCCCCTTATTCTTGAGTTTCCGCTATCCCCACTCTTTGAATATCTTAAATTTCCATCTGTAAGCGTAAAGCCGCTTGCTCCTGCGGCAAAATCAATAGCTGAAAGCGTGCAATAGTTTCCGCGTACATTACCGCCTACTCCAGTATCCGCCCCATAATTTGTCGGGCTATCCACAAGGCTGTCGTTGGTTGCGCCTGCGGTGACGGAAAAATTATTCGGAGTCCAGTTGTTGCCATTACCGCTGGAGTCCTTGCCAAGCGTGGTTGCGGTAATTCCGCTGTTGTCGGCGAACTTTAGATAGAACCCATTCGTCCCATACGTCCCGCTATACGCCTTGGCCTTCCAGCGTCCCGTGATGGCATCGGTTTCGCCGAAGCTGGATGGGGTTAGGGCTTGGCCGTCGATGAAGTTGTATTCAGTAATGTATCCATCCGAATATCTTGTTGTGACATAAGAACCTA